TGGTGGTAATAATATACCTGGGGGTTATCCAAAATTAGATGTAGATGGTCCTGAGGGAACATATGCTTCAAATAGTTCTTCTTTTCATAATTTCCCAACAGATTTCGGAGAAGGTTATTATGGAAATAATACACAAAATTATCCAGGAGCTGAAGATCATGGATATCATTTTCAATTATCATTTTTAGATGAATCCCCTGTAATAATAACAGATATAGATAAAGAAAATGAATTATTTGATGGAATAGGGGATAGAGGATTAGTACTTATACCTGATGAAATTTCACCTGACATTAAAAGAAATGTAGATTATTATTTAAGAAAAGCAGGTATAATAACTAGAAAAACAATTAAATCACCAAAACGTCCAGAAAGAGGAAAATAATTATATTTATAATAAACAACAATAAAAAATGGGATATTTAGACAACAGCAGCATTACAGTAGATGCAATTTTAACAAAAAGAGGTCGTGAATTACTAGCTAGAAATGATGGTAGTTTTAGAATAACACAATTTGCATTAGGCGATGATGAAATTGATTATACTTTATTTAATGAAAACCATCCAAATGGTTCTCAATTTTCAGGAGAAGCAATAGAAAATATGCCTTTAATTGAAGCTATTCCAGATGAAGCTAATATTATGAGACATAAGCTTATTACATTACCAAGAGGAACTTCAAAACTCCCAATTGTAACAGCTAATATTTCTAAAGTAGTATTATCTTTAGGTTCTTCTACAATTATTAATCCAGCTACATTAAACTTTAATGGATTATCTAATCTAGCAGAACCAGGTGGTTATTCAGCAACTATAGCAGACAGAAGATTATTAACTTCTTTTTCAGGAGCAGGAAACCAAACAGGAACAAGTAATACAGTTAATCCTTATTCTTCAACATCTGTTAGTGAAACAATAATGGGATCTTCATTTAGTTTAACAGCAATTAATAGTACTTCATTATTTGGAAAAAATACAAAATTATTAACTAGTATCACTATTGAAGGTAGAGATTCAGGAGCTAAAGTTACTATTCCTGTTGAAATTTCTAAACAAGTAGTTAAATCACAAGCATTTAATGGTGAAATAGGAATTTCATTAGCATAACAAATATAAAATAAAATGGCAAATTTTTCAAGATACGCAAGCGGAGATGTAGTTATTAGTACAAATAAACTAACAACATCAACGTGGTCAGACAATACAAATAATTTACAAACAGCCTTTACAGCATCAACAGATTACAGTACAGTAACAAGTTCAGGTCAATTTTATTTAGATGTATTTAATAAATTATCGACAAACGTTACTTCTCAACCACAATATGCAGTAGCATATGGTAATAGATTTGGATCAGGTTCTCCTGATTTTACTAACGATTCAGGTTCGTTTGGTTTAGGAGCTTCAAGAGTAATTTACAATCAATATAGACAATTAGTATTTGGAGATGAAACCCAAAATTTTAAATTTAGTAAAGATACACCTCCAGACATTTATGTTATTAATGTAAATAGAGCAAGATTTAAACATAATTTAAAACCAGGATCTTTAAATTTACATCTACTAACGGGTTCTGTTGAAGATTTTTATCTCGGAAAAGCAATTTTACACCTTACAGATGATTCAGTAACTCAAACAGGTTCAGCTGTAGTTACAAATTTAGGAAGACAATTTAATATAGTATCAGGTTCAAATGGTGAAGCAGTAGGAAATACAATAGATCAAGTAAATAATACAGCTTCTTATGGTTTATTTTATCCTGATGCAGGAATCATAATTTTAAATCCAGGATCACTTACAGGAACTTTAACACCCGCTCATAATCCTGGTATCTCTACAAACATAGATTTAAACCATAAAAAACTATACCAAGCAATATCAGGTGCAAAACACTTTATTGTAGATAGTCAAGAAAAAGTAACATCACAATTTTATTTTACAAGAGCAAAAAATACAGAATTTAATTATACTACTAATCCTTCATTTGTAGATTCATCAGGAGATGTTAATTTTACTTCTATGATTGATAATCCTCAAACTTATATTACAACTATAGGATTATATAATGATGCTAATGATTTAGTAGCTGTAGCAAAATTAAGCCAACCAGTAGTTAAAGATTTTACAAAAGAAGCACTTATAAGAGTTAAATTAGACTACTAAAATGTCACCTAAATGTCAATTTACAAAAAGTTTACAGCCCAAGATATTTCTACAGTTCCCTTTAATGCCCATAAACAATATAGTTTTACATCGGCTTCAGCTGCCTCACATAGAATAACTTATTTTAATACAAGTTGGACTTCTGAATCAATATCTCTTTATAGTTCTGCTAGTGCTGTTTATGGGGGAGATACAAAAAATATAATAAAATATAACCAAATAGATCATCTTTTTTATAAAAACTTTAAAAGAGATATAGGTAATAAATTTGGCAATATTCATTATTTAAATCAAAGAAGAGATTTATATGAAAAAACAAACATATTATCTATACCAGCAGGTTTATATGGTTTTGAAATTAAACCATCTACTTTTCTTTTAGAAACTAATGGATTTNCTGTAGTAGATGATTTAAATGGTAATCTTATAATAAGTGGAACAAATTTAGACAATTACCCTACAGACATTCGTTCAAATTTATTTAGATTAGATCCTATAAAATCTTTTAAAAATATTGATTTAAACACATATGATGGACATATAAATGGGACTTACTATTTAGATGGTAAAAGAAGAATAAATGGTATTTCTCATTATGGGTCTCCAGATCAAGGTGAATTTGATGATAGTTACTATTTTAATCCTATAAAGTATAATAATGTTCAATTTACTACTTCATCTTTAGGTTCAGATAAATCTAGTTTTTCACATGTAGTTTTAGACAGTTTTAAAGGAGCTAATATAATTTCTCCAGATAGCGAAAAATTTAATTTTAATAAAAACGAAGATTTTTCTATATCTTTTTGGATGAAACCTACACCTTTTTCTGCTAATTTAGATGGAAATGGTAATATAATACCCCCGGTAATAGGTCAAAGAATAAATGATGGAATAGTATTTCATGTAGAGGGGGATGATGCTTATGTAGCAGTAACAGGTGATCCTACTACGGTTAGTCAAGGATACATTCAAACTTATGATGTTTTAAATTCTATATCAGCAGTTGTTGATAGTAATAATAATAATAATTTATCCAATGGGGATGAAGCAAGTGAAGGAAAACCTCTAGTAATTAATCCTGACACTGCAGGTTATATCAATGCAAATGGAATAAATGGTCCTTTNACATCCATGGATATGGGGGTAACCAGTTCTAATTTCCAGCTTTTAACACTCCTTGATCAGGTGGACACATTATCAAATAGTGGTTATTCTGTTTTTCAAGATTTAGCCCACCATCCCTTTATAGTTAATTCTCCAAATTCCGTCAATACTATTTCTGATTTTACTGTTGCTTCTGCTGTTTTAAACGGTTCTACTACAGTAACTCCTAACTCTGTTACTTCTTATCTTGGTAATAACTTTCTAGTATCAAATGGGAATAATACAGCTCCTGTAACAATTAAAGAACCTCTTACTGAGGATTTAATACCAGGAGAAACATATACAATATCATACGAAGTATTTTCTAGTGATCCTACAAAAGCACATGGTTGGATTGGATTTGGGGCTAATCATCAGAATTTTGGAGATGGAACTTATTCACATACTTTTATTGCAACATCAGCGGGTAAACCTGACTTTTTCTTTAATGAACTTAATAATTCTAGTCTTACTTTTGACGAAATTTCAGTTATACGCATAAAACTTCCTCTTATAGGAGGGGGTAAGACAAATACAGAAAACTTACTTAATTTTTTAAGTGATCCTATAGAAGCTCCACTATTTAATTTTATAGCTAAAGGAGGATTACCACAAGGGTATAATGATACCTGGGTAGCTAATTATGATGAAATTTATCAGATAAATAATGCTATAGGTTTTACAAATGATATAAATGAAGCTAAAACATCAAATAAAATATTTTTAGCTTCTAATAATTTAACAAACCAAAATGTTTTTAATGTTGGTTCTGTAGAAATACTTTCAAGTAATTTTTACCCAAGAACATCAGGAGTAGGTCAAGTTATAGTTTATCCCTATAATATTTCTGACGCTACTCAATTAGGTACACAAAATCTTTTTGGAGGAAATCCATATGGATCTTTAGCAGCTGCTGGTATTAATCAGATTTCGGATTCTCCTGCAGTAAGTAATATATTTCAACCTCCTAATGCTGCAAATCCTGGTAATATAGTAATAGTTAGAAAAATTAAATGGCGAGATCTTGACATTTTATCTCGTTATATTGTAGCTAAAAGTGCTACAAAAACAGTAGTACCCTCTCCTATAGAAGGAAGAGCACAATTATTAAATACTAGAGTATCAGGTTCATCTCAATTTAAAGATGTATCTGCGGAACCACAATTTCCTTTTGAAATATACCATCAAAGTAGTTCAATATATTTTGATAGATCAGATGGAGATATTACTACCTCTGTAAAAGGAGAAATAAAATCTAATCTTGTAGATAATCCTGTCCATATATTATGTCAAAAAACAGGATCAAATATGGAAATTTATGCAAATGGTACTAAAATAGCCTCGGGTAGTGATAATACTAACCAAACCCAAAATAATGCTAATCTTTATATAGGTTCTAGAGGAAATGAAAGTTTTAAAGACTCACAACCTGCAGGTGCCTTTACAGGTCTTACTTTTAATGAATTAGGAGAACTTATATATGAACCTACAAGATTCTTTAATGGAGAATTAGGTAATATTAACATATATGATAAAGCTTTTTCTTCATTAACTATTAATAATATATCTGAAAGTATAAATGGATTACCTTACTTAGGAAATATATTTTACCAACATGGTTTTGCTACAATAACTCACCCTAAATATAATACTATATTAAATTCTAAGGATGAATTAATACTTAATGGAAATTTTAATGGAACTGATAATTGGATTATTAGTCCATCTCAACCTTGGACAATTCAAAATGGAAAAGCAGAAGCAAACTTAGTACCGATAGGTTCAAACACATTATTATCTAATACTTTTATATCACCTGCAAATAAAAGTTATGAAGTATCTTATACTATTAGTGATCATAATTATTCTTTACCTGCACCAGCAACAAATCAATTCCAATTTGTTGGAGGAACTGGTTGGGGAGGACAAACCTCTCCAGGATATATAAAGGAAGATTTTAAAATACTAGTTAGTATTATGTCTCCAACTGGAGCTAATTTTGTCAAACCATTTATAATATCAGGTAACCCATTAGATCAAGGTGTCACATTATTTGGTGATACACTTGGATTTTATGATGGAGATAATCATTTAGGATCTGAAGCAGCAGCAAATTTTATAAATGCATTTAATTCAGCTGACAATTTTATATTTAACGAAGTATCTTTAGATGAAAATGGAGTTTATGTCCCACTTGCCGTAGCAAGTTTAAAACCAAATACTACTGATGTTGTTCTTATAACAATGGGTCATGGAGGTTCATTTCAAAATAATGGTTTCGTTGCTGCAATTGATATTATTCTAGAACAAATTTAAGTGGACCATTTCCTTCAGTTCAATATTTTGTAGATGGAAATGATGGGTTTGGAGGAAAAATACAAGCAGTACTATTTGGGGATAATGGTAGTTCAGCTACAGGAATTGCTAATTTTGCTCAAACAGCTGATGAAGATTGGGTTTTTACTGAAATTTTAACTCCAACAGGAGGAGGAGGAACCAATTCAAATCTTTTAACTTTTGATATAGTAGATGATACTTTTACTGGTAAAATAGATAATGTATCTGTAAAAGCATTAGAAGTTCCTTTAAATTTAAAATTTCAAGGTTCACATTTAATTTTTGAAAATGAATATCAATGTACAATTGACGAATATGAATTTAATGACACATTAAATATTTCAGCAAGAAAGATAAAATCTAATCAATCTGAAGATTTAGCTAATTTTGCAACAGGTTCACTTTTTAGACCCTATATTACAACAATTGGTTTATATAATGAAGATAATGAATTATTAGTTGTTGGTAAATTAGGTCAACCAATAAGAACATCAGACGAAACTGACACAACTTTCGTACTTCGCTGGGATACCTAAAATAGCTTTCGTACATTGTACATATGCAATGGTACTATCAAGACAAACTTATACAAGAAATTAATGACCTCCCAGAAGGTGCATTTGGTTTCATCTATCAAACAACTCATATCCCAACAGGAAAAAGGTATATTGGTAAAAAATCTTTAATTTACAATTTAAAGAAAAAATTAGGCAAAAAAGAAAAAGCCCTATATGAAGGTAAAGGTCGCCCACCAACATTCAAAAGAGTGTTAAAAGAAAGCGATTGGAAAACTTACTATGGTTCTCATGCATTTATTAAAGATGCAAATGATGATGATTTAGAAAGAAAAATCTTACAAATAGCTTACAACAAAAAAGAACTTACATATTTAGAATGTAAATATCAATTTGTGTTAGAGGTGTTAGAAGACAAGTTATACCTTAATGACAATATATTAGGTAAATTTTACGATAGAGATTTTAAATGAAAGAAGATTTATTAAAACAACTACTTGAATCAATTTTAGGAAGAAGTAAATCTGCTCGTGGAGGTGAAGAAGCTGTATTTAATTGTCCTTCTTGCAACCATCGTAAGAAAAAACTAACAGTCAATTTAGCAACCCAAAAATTTCAATGTTGGGTTTGTGGTTATAAAGGTCATCGTGCTTTTAAAATACTAAAACAAGCAGACGCACCAATAAAAGCGTAT